ACGAAGCATACTGAAACATATAAGAACATAAATCACCAATCTTCTTTTGTTTAATCATGGTATAAACAAGATTGACTCCAATATATTTGGACATCCACCAAGTTTTATCTTTTCTATGACCAGCTTTTGCCTGCATTATTAAACTATCTAAACTATCTTTAGATTTTGACAAGTATTTGAACATTGTAGCAAATTCTTTAAAATCAAAATCTTTTGGGTTTTCAATTGGTACTTGATTTGGTTGTGTCAATTTGGTTCTAGGAACTCCAGACTCTATAGCACCAGACATTATAATTCCTCCACCAATTTTTCCGCCGGCGGCACTTTTACCTTTAATTTCTCCTTGCCAAGAAGATGGTTGTGGTCTACTAGAAAAATTACGAAACTGAATTTCGCCATCAACACCTTCTGATTTATATTGTATGTAAATGTCTTTTGAATCAAACATATTTGCGCCGAGTTTTATTCCTCTAAACTGTGCTATGAGTGGTTTACCATTATTAAAAATTTTAGAATGTGCTTCAGTTGCTTTAGGATCTAACTTTTTTAAAGAAATACCAATCAAATTAGTTTTTGCAAACTCATCATAAATGTAACGGTTATAATCTCTAAGTGTTGGCCATTCTTCTTTCAATCTAAAATCTTTTTTGACCATCCAAATATCAGCAGGATTCCATTTATCATCACCAGTAATGCCACTATCTTTTTTAAATTTTCTCCATTGATTGTAAATAGAATCTACAAATCGGCCGCCACGATAAAATTTAAATCTTTTTCCTGTCTTAGCGCCAGGCACTTCTTCGAAAATTTTATTTGCTGTTTTTATAATGCTAAGAAACCATTTTTCATCAAGACCTTTCATACATTGTTTTAATGTTCTATCGCAATCAGCATCAGCGATTGTTCTTTCTGTAACCTGAGATATATCACCAAGAGGTTTACCATAATGTTGTCTAGTTGCACAAGCATATGCTTGCATAGATTCTGCTAATGCGGTTACTTCTGCACCAGCACCAGATTGACTTGAATTATCAGTATTGACTTTAGTAGGAATTTTCATATTCATGTATTTATCCTACCACGACTATCTGATAATGTCAATCTCCTTATCACCAGTCCAAACTTCTATCTCTGTTCTCAGTCGATTTTCTGTATGAAGTGTTGTAAATCTACTACAAGCCTTCTTTTTCCACCATTCTATGATATTCTCCATGTGAAATTTGTCATAGTTCTCCTTGTCTGGTACAAGTTTATCTGTCTTTCCAAGCACCACATCTTTGAAGTTGGAATAACCATAGTTTGAATAGTAGTATCGTTTTCTTTCGGTCAGACCTTTGGCTTTCTGTATAGTGTTCACAAATGTATCATAATCACTCTTATGATTCTTTAATGCGGCCTTAGTCATAGCAATAATCGTTGTACTGATCTTTAACTTGCGGCTAGAAGCATCAGCAGGAACAAACTCACCAACAATTCCTTCAACATAATCTTTCAAATCTTCATATGGTTTGCCATGCATCATTGGCAAAAAATCAGATTCAGTTACACCACCAAATCTTAAATAAGGTTTCATTCCATCATATTGTGACACAGCTTTTGTAGTGCCATATAAACTTGTGGTTTCAAACAGACAAGTATTCATTTTGTATTTTTTATTCAATATTTCACGGACTTCATGCGAACAACAGATACCTGCAAGTAACTTTCCGCCAAGATAATTGAAACCAAAAGGTTGAGCTGGCACAATTACAAACCCCATTGCAGCTGCCCGATTGAAAGCCTTTGTTGTTTCTAATTCATTTGTCATTACACAACCAAGAAGTTCATTTCTTGGCTTCATCATAATTGTTGGAGAACCAAGACGAATAAAACCAACCCATTTCTGAGTTTTCTTTTCCATTACAGCCAAACGAACATTACGACCAGGTGATGATAGATTATTGTGTGAAGATATAATATCCAAATATAATTGCCATCTAGCCGATTCTAATTCCACAATCTCAAAATCCATATCTTGTGGATTCATTGTGAAATCAGAAAATAAATCTTCTTCTGGTCCATAACCAGGCAGAGCAAATGGCATTTCTGCGAGAGAGTTTAATTTCTGCTCTCGCATATACTCATCTATTCGGTTAAAATCACCAAAATAGTTTTCAAAGACCTTAGCACAATGTAAGGCCTGTTCATAATTTAAACTCATACTTTTAAACCGCCAAAGTTACGATTAAATTTACCTTCACGATTACCAAATGTATTAATTGGGCCTGGATCTTCATTTTGACCAGAATCAGTAATGCCTTGCTGAGCGGTTTCTTCTACATCGTATAATCTCATTTTTGACCTATCAACACCAACTACGAATCGCTTGAAGGCATTTGGATCAGAATAACGATTCTTCAATTGCTTGACAAGTATTTGATTTAGGCTTTCTAGTTCTTCATTTGTAATTAAAGCAAACATAAAGTCGGCAGTTGCAGGCAGACCAAATGATTCACTTGTATCCTCCAAACCAGGATCAGAATTGGTGAAACCACTTCTTGTTGTTTGGGTTGCAGAAACAATTGGTAGATTATTTTCTACAGCAAGACCACGAAGTTCTTCAGCAATTGATTTGATATATGTGTAACTGTTTACATTACCGCCAGGTTTGATTCGAGCAGAAGCACAGATGTTTAGATAATCAATAAAGATAATATCTGGTTTAAAACTCTTTTTCAAAGCCAATTCATTCAATAAGGCCCGGAAGTGTAATGATGAAGCACTAGCGGTAGGATACTCTTTGATAATTAATTTGCCGTGCGTTTTAACTTTAAGTGCTTCAAACTTACGTTCATAATCATTTTTACTCATCGTGTGTAGTTCATTGAAATCAACATTGAGCAAGTTTGCATCAATTCTCTCTGCAATCTTTTCTTCTGCCATTTCTAATGTAATGTACAAAACATTATGGCCTTGGGATAAACAAGAACCAGCCATGTGACACATAAACAAGGATTTACCAACACCAGTACCAGCAAGTGCAATGTTGAGTGTTTTAACTGGTAAACCGCCCTTTGTGATCTTATTGAAAATATCCAAATCGAAACGAACACGGCTTTCTACACGATGATAGAAATCATATCGGTCATCAAAGTCTTGCATATAATCGTGGCCAACATTACTATCAAAAGAAACACCAAGAGCATCACTCAATAACTTTGGTATTTCTCCTTTTGATTTCTTAGATTGTTTGTCATCAAGGATATGAACAGATTCCATGATGGCATTGTAGATAGCTTTATCTTGGCAAAACTTTTCTGTTTGCTCAGTAATCCATGCCAGTTCTACTGTTTCATCTTTGGTTTCTTTGATTGTATTGAGGAGTTCAATCGCCAACTTAACTTGTGGTTCAGTTAGCGATTTACTTTCGGTGAGATTAATTACAAGTGCTTCATGTGATGGAAGGTTTTTGTATTTGTTGGTAAATTCAAAAACTTCTTTAAAAACAATTCGTTCAGCATCATCACTAAAATAATCAGAACGAATAAAGGGAATTACTTTACGGGTAAATGCCTCATTGTAAATTAAATTCTTTAGAATCGTCTGTTCCAGCCTCGTCATCTATATCTTTCTCTTTTGTAATCACATTATTATCAAAAACTGACACGATTATGTCACCCATCATTGTATCAAATTTTTTATTTGATTTCAAGTCTTTAATATCAAATTTACCTGGATCATCAACATAATAGTCAAATTTTATTCTAGGAGGTTCTTCATCCACAACTTCTACTTTGCCATAATGATAAACAACTCCTTCAAATTTACCTTTTAAAATGCGAATAGAAGTTACTTTTTCAGCGCCATCATTATCAATGAACTCATAATCTATACTTTCTTTTGGCCATTCTTTTTCTTTTTTAAGCGACAACTTCATTATTTTCTTCCTGCATAATAGAACCAAAAGCAATTGAATATCGTTGCTTAATGTATTCTTTAAATTTTTTATCACTTAAAATATCTTTCCAAAATTCTTTGGCATTCGTATCGCTTTCACGCAACTTGGCACCAATTTCACCAGTTTTTTGGTCAACTTTTGCATACCAACCAGGTGATGGCTTCTGAACAAAACCTCCATCTAAAGCAATTTCTAAAAGACCAGAATATTTCTGAATACCGCCATCAAATGAAACGGTAATAGGAATTTTAGATTTCTCACGAACATAACGAGATTTCTCCACATTGATGATGAAGTTATAACCAGTAACTTCGCCAGCATTTTTATCTTGTTGACGACCAAGAATCCAAATCGTATCAGCTGAGTAATAAGAACCTGTGCCGCCGCCAACAATATCTTTAGGAAACATACCAATCTCTTTGTATGTGTGATTAACAACGATCATTGGCACATCTTTGATTGTGAGATGTGGTGTAATCATACGAAACAATGATTTGATTTGTTTAGCACGGGTCATGTCTGCAACAGATTTACCTTCAAGCGAATCTTCAACTTCTTTGCGTGATGCCAAATTACCAATTGAATCAATGACAATAATCACTTTGTCATCTTTGTCGAGGCCTTGTAACTGATTCATAATGTCATGTTTCAGTTCTTCAATATCGGTGATTGGTGTATGTAATACTTTATTCATATCGATATTGAATGTTTCAAAGTATTTTTGTGGAGTGCCAAACTCTGAATCATAAAACAAAACAACCGCATCTTTATATTTCTTTTGATAAGAAGATGCCATCAAAAGAGCAAATGCTGTTTTAAAGTGTTTAGATGGGCCTGCCAGCA